CTAAATCACCGCCTTCATGACGGTGGTAACAACTTTCCCGATTACCGCGAACTCGTCGAGTTTCTCCTCATTCACGATAAACGAATCATATTCTTCTTTGTTGTCTGAGATGACGTTATAGCCCTCAGCCATGATGTCGTACTTCAGGCGTTTTATGTAAACGTGCTTACCAATGCGAACAACATAGACACCATGCTTTACTGGGTGGTCGAGCTCTCGGGTATCGACTAATACTTCATCGCCGTCGCTCAAAGTGTCTTCCATTGAGTCGCCGTGGCAAATGATGATACGAGCATCTTCTTCTGTCAGGCCGAAACGTTTTAGCCATAAGCATGGTAGGAATTCAGTTCTGAGTTGATACTCAGCATCGTTTTGAGCTCCAAATCCACAAGAGGCATAGACGTTGTACACAGGTACAGCACACATATCGCCTATTTGAGAAGCCGCTTTCACAGACTTAACATTCGAAATCTCTGTGACATCGTCACCGATGACGTGATGAGATTCACTTAACCAATTGTTTCTCATGGTTTTATCATTCCAACAGAAAATGGATTTAGCAATAGCCTGTCTCCACAAACTCACAACCCAGTCTCCTTAAAGAGACTAAAGCGCACATTAAAGCGTATTACCCTAGTAACGAAGTCATCGCATAACAAACTATAGCCGCAGTTTAAGATCGGTATTGTATATGACTACCTGCGATAAACTGCAAACCGCTAAGAACTATAACACGCCATTACTGTGGTGGATATGATGCTAAGCCTTTGAATATTAGACATGTGTTAGACGCTGCATTTAATTTTCAATATTTTAGCTCTCTAAGCAATATTTGAGAATTAAGCTCACAGCAATCACAGCCAGAATAAATGCCGCTAAAGTCACACTGAGCACTGTTTCGATTCGTAAAAAACAGAAGCGAACAGAGTGGTAAACATCTTTCTAAAAATAGCCAGCCTCTGCTGGCTATTTTTTTACACGCTATTCAGAGATTTAAGGTAACATCCCCTCACTATTTCTATCTAAGACACCCTATCAATGGCTCTCAAACCCACAATCTATAAGTTTCACTAAAATACACCACTCCCCGCCCTACCTAGCAATAGCCACATACACCTTTACTTTCAAATACTTAACACAAATAACAACCTAGAAGAACTTTAATAAACTGCTATAATCTCTGAACCTTGGTACACCTTTTGTACCCCTCAAATCACCCTTTTGGTACACCTCAGAGGCACACGTTCATGGCATCTTATAGTATTGAAAAGCGAACTCTAGCAAGTGGCGAATCTCGCTACAAAGCCACAGTTACCGTGAAACATCGAAGCAAAATTGCTCAACGTTTTTCCAAAACTCATAAGAAGAAAACGCTCGCTACTGCCTGGGCTAAAAATGAAGTCCGAAAGATAGAAGAAGGTGAAACCCAAGATCGTTCTGTACCCATTGGCCAGCTGCTAGACATGTACATAGAGAACAAAAACCTCTGGGACAATACAGGCCGATCGAAACAAACCGTATTAAAAATGCTGCGTGATTGCGACATAGCAAAAATCTATTCCGATGAGCTAACCACTAAAGACTTAATTGAGCACTGCCAAAATAGGTGCAGTACGGGAACCAAACCCTCTACCGTCTATTCCGACATCTATTTTTTACGTTCGGTATTCAAACGAGCTAACCCTGTCTTCAACGTTGCCGCGAACGTGAACACATTCTTAGAAGCAACACCCATTCTGTATGAAATGAAGCTCATCGGTAAATCAGAGAAACGAACAAGACGCCCTACTACCGATGAAATAGACCTGTTAAAAGAAGCACTAGAAGAACGCGAGCAACGCAGAGAAAACAAAATCCCCTACTCCGAGCTTCTAGACTTCAGCATCCTGAGCTGTATGAGAGTCAGCGAAGTATGTGGTATTCGGTGGGAAGACTTAAACGAAGAACTTAGAACAGTGATCGTACGTGACCGAAAAGACCCTCGTAAGAAAGAAGGCAACCATATGGTCGTTCCTCTACTTGGTGAAGCATTCGATATTGTGATGAGGCAAGAGCGTAAAGGTGAGTTGATATTCCCTTACAACCCACGCTCAGTTGGCCGAGGCTTTGTTGAAGTGTGCCAGAAGGTTGGAATTGATAACCTGCGCTATCATGACCTACGCCGTGAAGGTGCAAGCCGCTTGTTCGAGAAAGGTTTTACGATTGAGGAAGTTGCTCAAGTAACTGGTCATAGGAACCTAAACACCTTGTGGCAGGTTTATACCCAGTTGTTCCCGCATAAATTGCATGAACGTAAAATATAAAAGCGATTAATGGTTCTTTGCTATACAATCGAGTGAGTATTACTTGGAGTAACAATATGTCTGGTTATCTGACTAAAATTAAAACTAAAATCCCTTATTCTGATAAAGAAGTAGACATAGATGTCAATGGGAAAACGCTAATATTAACTGGCGGGAATGGGTGCGGTAAGACTCAACTACTGAACTATCTTTACGAAAAACTAAATGACCGCATAGTCAAGAAAGACAACACAAGTTTGGAGCAACTAGAAAGAAGCAAAATATCTTACGAGGAAATTTTGGAGCGTGAGGGCCCCGCAAACCAGTCTTATGACTCTTGGGCTCGAGAATTAAAAAATATTGTTCAAAAAATAGAAGAAGCCAACCAACCACCTATAACGTTATCTGATCTGGAGGGGTTTGTTTTAAAACACAAAGATTTTCAAGCACTCCTTATTTCTTTCGAAGCCGGAAGAAAGTCAGACATTTTAAAACCGTCTTCAGTTAGATCATTGAGTAGTCTAAAAGAAAAAGACCTACATTCTGTAACAAGGCCACATCAAAGCCAGACTGCATCATCTCTATTTGAAGAGTTCCTCGTCACAAGTATTGCCAATCAAGCTTTCTCTGAATCCAAGAAGATCAACAATGACCCAGAAGAAGCTGAGCGCATTAATAAATGGTTTATAAAACTAGAGAGCGATTTACAGAGCCTCTTTGAAGATGAAGAGCTTAGACTAGTTTTCCAATCGGACTCGTTTTCTTTTGAGGTTCATCAGCCACACAAAGAACCCTATACATTTCAAAGCCTGTCATCTGGATTCTCTTCAATTATGGCTGTGTATGCTGATTTAATTACGAAGGTGTCATTACGTTTAATAGACCCAGATGCTCTTACGGGAATTGTTTTAATTGACGAAATTGATGCGCACCTTCATGTATCATTACAGAAAAAAATTCTAGCTTTCCTTAAAAACGCATTTCCGAAAGTACAGTTTATTGTGACTACACATTCACCGTTTGTAGTCTCATCTGTAGACGATGCTGTAATTTACGATCTTTCAAAACGAGAACAAGTCGAAGATCTATCTATGTACTCCTATGAATCTGTTTTAGAAGGCTTATTTGGTGTCCTTCCAATTTCTAGTTTACTTCAAAAGAACATTGAAACATTAGCCAAGTCACTTGAAAGACACCCAATTGACGTTAAAGAAATTCAGTCACTATTAGAGAAATTACCCGAAGATGAAGACTCACTGGACTCTGAATCACTTTACTTTGTTAATTCCGCAAAACTAGCAATCAGCAAAGCCAAGAGGTAGCCAGATGTTCAATGTAGTTAGAAGTGAACCAGCTCCTTCCTCATTAGCTGAGGGAAAAAAGTATGATTCCAAAGATGTTTGGGATGCCTTGAAAAATGTGTTTCACAAGAAGTGCTATATCTGTGAAACATTTGAACCACAAGACATAAATGTAGAGCATTTCATTCCACATGAGGGTGATGAAAGATTAAAGTATGAGTGGGAAAATTTATACTTTTCGTGTGGTCGCTGCAACAATATTAAACTCGCTAAGTATGATGATCTATTAGACTGCTGTGACCCTAAGATTGATGTCGTTCGCGCAATCAAACACCTTCCTCCATCAACTCCATATGCGAAAAAGCTTCATGTTAGAGCTCAAACCGCCGATAACAAGACTAAATTGACTGCGGAACTGTTGGATAGAGTGTTCAACAGTGAACATACTCCAAACAAAGCTGTATCTTCAGCCTTTCTAAGAAAGAGAGTCTTTGAACAATATAACTTACTATTGTCGCAATTGAACAATTACTACAAACCAATGGCCTTACAGGAAGAAAAAGATGTTGCGGTCGCACGTATCAAGCTTCTCCTAAAACCATCTTCTCCATACAGTGCATTTATAAATTGGTGCATTATAGAAGACGAGGAATTGGGGCGGATGTTACATGATTTTATAGGTAGGACTGAGTAGCTTTCAAAAAAGGCACCCTAATAGGTGCCTTTTCTATTTCTAATCTATATATTTCTCTTACATCACTCACAGCCAACCAAAGCCCTTCGCCATCAAACCAGCGAGGCCTATTGTGACTGTAATTAAAGCTCCGAATAAAAGGCGAAAGTCACTTCTTTGGTGATTGTGAAACTCTTTCAAATCACTGCGTATGTCTTTGATATCACCCTTAATGTCTGAGATATCACGTTGAATGTATTCAACGCTAGCTTCCAATTTTGCTACCCGTGAGTCCAAACCATCTCCCCCGTCACCACCATTCTTTCGTATTGGTGTATCTGTCATGGTCAAAAAGTGAACTTTATCCCTCATGATACACCTTTATCAGAAAAATACTTTAAGACTATGTAAGTCGCTATACGGTGAATATTACCGCAGTTTTGGCATACTAACGGAATTGTCGGAGTGGAAAGTAGTCGCTTAGTTCTGGATTGATCAGGACTAACTTCAACCAAATCCAAAAGGCTGAAGCTAATTTCTTCCCCTTTTGTCGTTGGTATCGCTGGCTTTTCTGTTGTTTGGCAGCAAGGACATTTATAGTTCTTAAGTTTCACATCGAAGAACTCTTCTAAATGATCTTTATTTAACTCGTTTATGTCGTTCATATCACCGCCTTCATGACGGTGGTAATAACTTTCCCGATTACCGCGAACTCGTCGAGTTTCTCCTCATTCACGATAAACGAATCATATTCTTCTTTGTTGTCTGAGATGACGTTATAGCCCTCGGCCATGATGTCGTACTTCAGGCGTTTTATGTAAACGTGCTTACCAATGCGAACAACATAGACACCGTGCTTTACTGGGTGATCGAGTTCTCGGGTATCGACTAATACTTCATCGCCGTCGCTCAAAGTGTCTTCCATTGAGTCGCCGTGGCAAATGATGATACGAGCATCTTCTTCTGTCAGGCCGAAACGTTTTAGCCATAAGCATGGTAGGAATTCAGTTCTGAGTTGATACTCAGCATCGTTTTGAGCACCAAACCCACAAGACGCATAAACGTTGTACACAGGTACAGCGCACATATCGCCTATTTGAGAAGTCGCTTTCACAGACTTAACATTCGAAATCTCTGTGACATTGCTATCGGCATTGCGAGAAGTTCGACTAGCAACCTGCTGGTTAGTTTGCCCGCTACCAATATCAACGTGCCCTACTGACGTCGAAGTTTCGTTAGGTTCTGATGCAGTTAATAGATATTCCGCTTCATCAAGATCCGTGACGTATTTCTCAATCAGCTGTTTTTTTACATCTGGGTGAAAATTGGAAATATGGTACTCCAAAGCCCGAGTGCCTTCCTTAGATCCTCGACTTAACCAATTGTTTCTCCTGGCTTTTTGAGCCACGCCTGAAGAAGAGTTAGCCATTCCATCCAACCCCATGAGTTCAGTACTCAGAAACCATTCCTTCATAAAACCACCAAAAGCACACATAAAAACACTAGACACACAAACAGCAAGGTCGTAGCATAAGAACACATAAACACACTATAACACAGTTTAAGCTCGATATTGTAAGAGATTAACGAAGATAAACTGCAACTAACTAATAACTATATCACGTCAGTGGTGTAGTGGAAATGAGGCTAACCCTATGAATACTCAATATGCGTTGCATGCTGTATTTGGCTCCCCAGTAGTAAAACTTTCTGAGATCTCTGAACAATATTTTGGAATGAAGTACGCGACAGCCAAAGGCAAAGTAAGTGCGAATGAGTTCCCTATCCCCACCTTTCGACTTCATGAAGAAACAGAAACGAACAAAGGCACCAAAGCTCCACTGTTTGTTTCTATTGATGATTTAGCTTTCTACATTGACCGCAAGCAAGCTGAAGCTAAGCGCGAGTGGGAATCGGTCTATGGCAAATTCGGTCACCATTAAGCCAGCTTAAAGCTAACCACTTTTCTTATGTTTCATAGTGAGTATCAGACATGGAAGTGAACCAGACAATGTGCGTCTTTTTAGCGGATGTACAAGAACAGTACAACGAAGCATGCAGCTTGTTTCGAGCGCGACACCGTAACGAGCTAACAGACATAGCAAAAGCCTGTGGCATTCGTTCAAACATGTTGCGTAACAAGCTGAATACCGAGCAACCGCACGTACTTTCTTTACCTGAAATGATGGCAATTTCTAAAGCTACGGATGACTACGTAATTTTAGAAGTTGTACTTCGCCAGTTAGAGCTAGTGACCGCTCATATTCCTGAAGGTGAAAGAGAAACGTTTATTAAACGTGCTCTAGACAACTCTGTGATTGCTGGAGAGATCTCTCAGCTTGCGTTAGACACGGCAGGCCAAAGAGCTCTACCTCGCTCAACTCGAAACTCAATTATCAAAACGGCACAAGCTGGCATTAACAACTTGGTGCTACTCATCAACGACCTAGAAGACCGCACAAGTGGTGCACACCCTTTCTTATGTATGGGTGTGGACTTGATAGCCAACGGTGCGCCTTTACCGGGTCTTACTTAATTACGGGGTGTAATTATGAAAAAACCATTTATCGCGATTCAAATCAACTCATTAGAAGAAGCACTCAACATCGAGAATGTTGCGGCACTCACTATCACTAAGTATCAAGAGAACGAAGTCGAAAGCCAAGAGCAGCTTCAGAATAACTTGATCGCAATGTGGCGTGGCATTCACAAGCAAGCGGGTGATGCTCTCGACCAGTTCAAGGTTTGCCAGAAGGAATCAATATGAAAACTCTACTCAAAACCATCACTTCAGGTGAAGACAAGATTTATGTCTACGAAGCTGGATATGTAGAAGGCGTGAAAGCTGCTCAAGCCTATTTAGCAGGCCCTGACGGATGGGGAGCTTCTATGTACTTCCCTTTGTATAAGGTCGAAGACTTCGCTCAAAACCAAGCTCAGATTGCCAAGTTCCTTGAGCTTGCTAAAGAGAAACTCGGGATGGAGAAAGAACAATGCAATACGTAGCGGTTGCACTGAACAGCGGTGGCGGCGTGGTTCGTGATGATGAAACTAGCGAAGTTAAGAATCTTCTTATCGGTGAGTTTGATTCACCAGAGCCAGCAATCGAAGCGGCTTGTGAGCACTTCAACTGTCAGCACGTTATGAACGGCGTGATCATCAGAGGTAATCACACTGGCGGTCACATGATTATGGACACACAGGAGTTTAGCGAATTATGAGTTTTTACAAGCAAGCGCAAAAACAAGCAGTAGCGATAAAAATTGGTGATCGCTTCTTCTGTGGTTTTGGGAAGAAGCAGCGAGTTCAAACAGCTTGGAGCCTTGCAGGAGCAAGCCTGTATTTGAGTGTTTATGACGACAAGGTAAAAGAGATTCTCGCTACGTTAGAAGAAAAGAAGAAGAAACCAGAAGTGATATTTGTTGAGGTGGCAGCATGAGTGATGTGACTTTTAGACCTGCTAAATCGACAGCTGACTTGCCTATCACTTCTCCAATACATAAGCCCTGCCCTGATATGGCAGGCATGGAGAACCCAGATCCAAAGAAACGAGAGCGAGCGCGCTTTTTAGTGTCGAAGTTGCGCGAAAAACACGGCATTAAAAAGCGTGTTAAGGGTAACTCTCAGCCAATGAATTATGTGTGTAGCGAAAACGGGTGCGCTGAACCTTGGGGCTCGGTAAGTAATGCGAATCCAGGGAATGTGAAGCAGTAAATGAGAAGTTATATCGCAGTCCAAGCTATTCATAATTGCGCCAAGTGCCAAAGTAGCGAAGTGTTTTGTGAACAAAGTTTAGATGACACCCCAAAACATTATGTTGCCTGTAATCAGTGTGGGCATGAGGGCAATGCTGCGCAAAATTACAACCAAGCTGTAACTGAATGGAATTACCCGTCCGATAAAAAAAGCATTCGAAGTTACAAGGAATACTAAGTGTACCCATTATTTGCTCGTGAATTTTTACCTCGATTACCTCGCATTGTTCAAGATGATGTGAGGTTTCAGGTTTCCCGCCGTAAACGTCGTACCAACGCGACTCAACAGAACATCGACCGATTCACTAATGACTCAGTTAAACACGCACTCAAGTACTCTCCATTTATTGAAGATAAATACACTTTTGTTGATGAGCGAAGCAATGCACCAGAAAGACAGCGTTTGCATAGTAGTGCGCGCAGTTCAGTAGAGCTAAATCATCGTGTTTTGATGTGTGATGAAGCATTAGAGCATTTAGCTACAAACCTTACTGAAATGTTCACACGCTTGATTCAAATGACTGAGATTGAAGACAATGAGTCGAGTTATGTCGATGCGCTTGAAAAAGTGTTTTATGGCATTCGTGAAGATATGAAGCGTTTCTATATCAAAGCTCCACAAATTAAAAAGAAACATGAAACCATAGAGGACGCAGAGCGCGAATTAGAACGTGCTATTCGCCGTTGTCTGGATGTGAGTTATCTAGTCCGCAAGTTTAAGTTCTTACGTACTCAATATATAGAGTATTCACAAATTGCTTTGAGTCGCGTTGGCGGTAACAAAGGTCAACGTAAGTATGTATCGAGTCGTTCTTATGCCCGTTGGGAAAAGAAGCAAATCGAAGCAGAGCAATTTGTAAAGTCTATGTCTGTGTTGAACGATGAGACAGGTCAAGCGTTTGATTTATCGGAAGTGGTTAAACGAACTACGGCAAACCCAGAAAACCGCCGCATTGAATTGGTGGTTCGTAGCCGTGGAGATGAAGAGCGTGCAATTGAAATGGGATATGAAGGCGTTTTTGTTAACTGGACATTGCCAAGTAAATACCATCGTAATTCATCTAAATGGAACGGCTGCACACCCAAAGAGGCCCATGAAGTAATGATGGCTAAATGGCGATGTGCACGAGCTTGGTTTAAAAAACCAAAGATTGATATTCAATGGTTTGGGCTTCGTGTCGCTGAACCTCACAAGGACGGTACGCCTCATGCTCATATGTTTTTGTATGTACACCCAAGGCAAAAGCAAGACCTGATAGACATCATTGAGGGTATTGCTATTGATGAAGATAAAAGCGAACTCATCATAAACGGTAAGCTTGATAAAACTCCTCGTATAACGATTAAAGATTGTGACCCGTCACAAGGTACGGCTACGGGTTACATCATCAAGTACATTTCCAAGAACATTAATGGTGCACATATGCCAGAAGGTGATGCGAAACAAACGGCACTTTCTGCGACAGCATGGGCGCGTATACACAGAATTAAGCAATTCTCTCAATCTGGCTCTCCTTCTGTCGGGCTCTGGCGACAATTACGCAGAGCTAATCCAACGGAAACTGCTTTCGATGAAGAGTTAGAACAGCTTCGAGATCATGCTGATAATTCCCGCTGGAAAGGTTTTTGCGAATTGGGCTTCAAAGCCAAGCTGGCTTATGAAGATAAATTCAACCAGTACGGTGATACGGTAAAGCGCGTCATTGGAATCAATTGGCTTGGTAAGGTCATCGCAACATGTAGCGAGCAATTTAGTTTGGTGAAAACTAAAGACGTAAAGCGTCGTGCTCTTGATCTTAAAAAGGGCGGCGCCCTTCCTTGGAGCACTGAAAATAAGTGTAACCAGAAAGAGAAAATACCGATTTCGCCACTTGAGCAAGCATTGATGGACGTGACCGGATGGGGCGTTAAAGGGGTTCAATGCTTGCTGCGGCCATTGTCGCTTGGTGCTACTGTACCAATAGACAAACACATGTCCTTAAAACTTAGAAACGGACGGTTAGCCACAATATAAAAAGAGGCATATATGAGTTATTGGTTTGGTATTGGCTCATCAAAAGTGGAGCTTGTGGGAAGCTTTGAAACATTAGAACAAGCACAACGCGCTTATGAATCAGAACCCGAAGCAACGGTAGGCATATTTAATGCCTCCACTGAAAGTTACGCGTTAATTATGCTAGAGAAACTCAAACCCAAACCGATAGTTAGCTCTCTGCCTTTGAGAATGCGCCAAGCATACCTACTCGGCAAAAGAGGCGGGAAAAACCCCTATGCACTTGGTAGCCAAGAGTTTAACGACTTCGAAAGAGCTAGAGATAAATAGCGTTCAATCACTTAGGGGTGGGCATTGAACGTATTAATTAAGAAGGGAGATTACAACAATGCTAATGCCATGCCCAACATGCGGATGCAAAACCCGAATTGTTACTTCACAAGAAATGTCAAACGAGACACGGAAAGCCTACTGGCAGTGCCTCAATTTTAACTGTGGTGTTCGCTTTCATACGCTTACTTCTGTAGAGGGGATTATCGACTCTGTTGGAGTGCCGCCAGATCCAAAGCTACAACCAGAGCTGTGCAAAGGTGATGTGAACCAGATGGATTTACTTTTTGGGAAAGATAAAGCATTGGCATTTGATTGAAGAAAAAATTAATATTTAACAAATATTTATAACAATTTAAAGTCAAAATCATGCGATTATTCAAAGAACACTTATCAGAAATGCGACGAACAGAGGTTGATAGATCTGTCGGTTTTATCTGCAAAGATTGTAACAAAGATGTTTACTACTTTAACCGAAGGAATCGAGCGATCACGTATAAGAAAAATTGCATAGTATGTAATAAAAGTAGCCATGAAGGCATTATCATCGAAGATTTCGTTTTCACATTAAATAGGAAAATCCCAGATCATTATCATCTAGTTAGCGATTCTCAATCTGATGTAATATCTCTTAAAGAAGTTATCAAACGATTTACTATTGATAACCAAGACGTATTGGAAAAAGTTGCCGACTTACTAAGCGAAGAAAATGCTGATTTCTTTAAACGTAATGGGATCTATAAATCCCATGTAGACCAAACGTTTATAGAAAATTGCAAACATCAAGCTAAGGTGGATTGGGATGAGTTATCTAGAGAGCTAAAGCATTCTCGTCGATTTACTCACATGCGAGCTACTGTTTTTTTTGAAAATTTAATTCGCACTTGTATATATAGTATCGATAAAAAACATGAGGAGGAGAATGATGAGTATAACTCCGTCAAACGGGTAATCAAAAAAGGTACCACTTTGTATCGAGGTCGCTTAACATCCGACGATAAACATAGACAGAGTTTCCAAAGAAAACCTAGTGAGTTGCTTGGAGCTCCTCCTAGTCTTCTTGCTGCCAATAATCGGATGAGCCCTCCAGGAATATCGTTTATGTATACAGCAAATAATCCCCAAACAGCCATAGCTGAAATTCGTCCATATGTGGGTGATACCATTGCTGTAGGGAGCTTCATCACTAAGAAAACGCTTACTTTTTTTGATTTTACACTTCTAGATTCAGCAAAACTAAAGAGTGCAAGCATTCTGACAAGCCCTAAACAAGATAAGTTCTATCAACATGGGTATTTGCTAAATACCTTGCACGAACTCATATCAAAGCCATTTAGAGCGACTAGTCTAAATTATATTCAGACTCAAATGTTTGCGGAGACCATTCGTAACTATGATAACGGAATGTTTGACGGTATTATTTTTAAATCATCTCAGCTAGAAGGTGGGATAAATTATGTTATTTTTGGTGATGAAACAGAAGGTGATTCCGATAGCATTGAATACAACGTTGAGTTTGACACACAAACTGGCGTGGAATTTTACCAAGTTGAAGCAATGACACCTTCAATTAAAGAAGTAGGCATCCACTCACGTAACTCAGATAATATTTTGGTTAATGTTTAGAAAATTTCGAAGTTACGCACAAAAACGATCTTAGACGATCTCTAAATCCCCCATCTAAAACAGCCCTCGATGTAGATACATCGGGGGCTGTGTTCCAATACAACTACCGAAATGAAATGCGGTTCTAAGATCGCATAATTGCAGTGCGGAATTTTGGTGTGGAGGGGAGGGTGAGTCCGAACAAGGCCTGAGCGCCCTACTCCATCACTCATTTTATTCTCGCTGCCTAATTCTGATTTTCTTCTGTAGTTGGTGGCTTTTTGATGTGGGAACGACAGTACGAGCACGCTAGATGGAATGGGCTTAAGCTCAATATCCTCTCGATCGCCTTTGATGGTGGTAAGCGCTTGCAAGTGAGCGAAATCCCCTACTCTGACCTACCACACATCAAAGTTATGGGAACGAAAGCCCGTACCTACACGATTGAAGCGGTGTTTGTGGGCTCAAGTTCTCTGGCCGATGCCAATGCCCTCATTGAAAACCTAGAAGCAACACCAACAGGCGAACTAGAGCATCCTTGGTTGGGTGAACTGCCGCTTGTCTTTGAAGACGTATCGCAAAGCATCAGTACCAAAAAAGGCTTGGTCACGCTGAGCCTGAAGTTTGCTCGCGCTGGCTCTTCCCCTTCCATCACTGCACCGACTTCCGTTCGCACAAAAACGCAGGCCAACATGGTCGAGAGATTGTCGAAGCGTTCTTTCGCAAAACAAGTTAAAGGCTTGGATGTATCGAACATTCACCGGGTTCAAAATGATGCCATCAGCGCACTGAACGTGTTGGTCGACATCACCAACCGCTTAAAGCTTGAAGATGAAAGCCTTCAAGACATTAACCACGCCATCAACAAAGCGTTCTCTGCAGTGAGCAGCCTCAGCACCAATCCAACTGAGTTCGCTGATCTGTTTTCTGCGTCAGTGGATGCGGTGGCCGATGGTGTTCAAGCCGAGCCAAACTCAGGTAATGAAGCGGTAGACAACTCGCGCAGTGCTCAAGCTTTACTGCTAGGTGAAGTGAAACCGGACACGCCAACTCAACACCACAATGTGCAGATGGTGACGGGCGCAGTGAAGATGAACAAAGACATCACACACCTAGAAAAAGGCGACCGCTTTGATATTACGAAGTCGGCTAAGCAGCCTGAAACCATCAAGAATGACCTGTCGACTTTGATTGTCGGTATCGATGAGCGCATCAAAGACACCACCCAAGTGTCGACGCTTGAAAGCATAGAATTGTTCGATGCAGTCACTACATTGAAAAGCAATGTGAAGGTTCAGCAAGATAAAGTGATCAGCGGTACCGCGCCCCATAGAACGGTGCAGTCACCACGCTTTCAATCTTCGCTGGCGATTGCGCACGATGAGTTCACTCAAGAAAAAGTCATCACCAAAATGAATGCACTGCAGCACCCGCTCTTCATTCGTGGTGACATTGCCGTAAGGGATGTGTCATGAACACGCTAACGATGCACATTGATGGTAAGCCGCGCACCTTCTATCAAGCAAATCTCAACTACTCCATAGAACAGCTGGCCCATACGTTCAGTTGCTCAATTGAGCCTATGAGTATTGAAAGCCCGTTGTCGGTTGAGTTCTTCCTTAACGACAAGTCGATTCTGATTGGTCAGATTGATGGTGTGGATTCAAACACCGATTCAAGCGCTCACGCTGTTTCCATTTCTGGCCGTTCAAAGAGTGCCAACATGATTGATTCGCGTATCACGATGGACGCGCTTTATAACTTGAACGTGGAAGAGCTACTTCGCCATGTCGCCAAGCCATTTGGTTTGAAAGTGAAAAGTCTGGTGAAAAGTATGCCAGTCATCCCCGAGTTTCAGATAAATGCGGAATCCCCTGTAGAGAACGTGGCGCAACTCATTCGAGAGCAAGGTTTTATGTTGGTTGAGCGCAGTGGCGTGTTAACCATTGAAAACACCGCACATGCAACTATCAGTAACATAGGCCTAGAAACGGGCAATAACATCGATAGCCTGAACATCAAGCGCACCTTCAATCAGCAATTCCACACCATTGATGTGCAAGGCCAATGGGATGACGCAAGCGCACAGGTCATCAACCCAAACGTCGATAGCTCACGCACTATGGTGATCACCTGTGACCAGTTACAAAACCGTGAAGCTTGCCTGTCTCGTGCTAAATATGAGCGCAACCTTGCCATTGCTCAAAGCCTGACTGCATCAAACACGATTGCCGACATATTCCCTGAGTTGGCCATTGATGGATTAAACCGTGTGATTCGAGTCGCTGACCAAGAGCAAAGCTTCAGTGAGATGTTGGTGATCAAGTCGCTTGGCCTATCTGTGTCTGAAAGCTCTACGGAAACGTCGGTTGAGTTATTCAGACCGTTTAAGGAGCAAAGTTATGTCTAGTGCTCTGCAGCAGCAACAGCGATTAATGGCCAGAATTAAAAACGTGATTGGCACCGGCACTGTCACAGGTGCAACCACAGGCCGATTACAAATCAAGACCGCGACAGGCCGAACCAACGACAAGATAAAACGCGTGCACAACTACGGGTTTATGAGTCGCCCACTACCAGGTGCGAAAACTTACAACCTCTTCATTGGTGGAACCACATCTCGCGGCATCACCGTAAACGTAGAAGACGAACGCCACCAAATAGATTTGCAGCCTGGTGAAGTTGCGATACTCGATGACAAAGGCAACCTTGTTCATTTCACAGACCAAGGCATCAAGGTGACATCACCAACCAAGTTGTTGGTAGATACTCCTGAAAGCGAATTCACAGGTAATGTCACTGTTGGTGGGAATATCACTGCTAATGGAAAAGTGGAAGGTAAACAAGGTGGTACTTTCGCAGGAGTCAGCAGTGAAAACCACGACCACGACTACAAAGACGACGGGACAAACAGAACCACCAAGGGGCCAAATAAAGGATGAGTCATTTCAATTTAACCGCCCTAACGGCACCACTCAGTTCTAAAGAGGGGCTAACCCATGCTGTGCTTCAGAGTGTTTACAACTATGCCGAATCGACTCAAAACGATCGCGCCCGTATGGCAAGTAATGAGCGCGGTGGCACTTGGAGCAATGAGTTGATAAACGTGGTCGGCTCTCGTGATTGGACGCTCAAACGAGCAAAGCTCACAGACGAAACATTAAGCCTCGCGAAACGGTTTTGTGAAGAGTCGCTTGCTTGGCTCATTACCGATGGCCACGCCAAAGCAGTTGAAGTTTCAGTATGGCGAGAGAAGCCAAACCAAATGGGTCGCAATGTGATGATCACCCTAACTGATGGCTCTCAGTTCGATGTTCCACTTTCAAAGGTTAACCAATGAGTACACAAAGAAGCTTAGATGAGTTAATAGCTCGCGCAGAAGCCAATCTGGTGTCTGCGACAGGGCAAAACAACCCAGCAACCAAAGGGATAGCCGCTGCCATTGCGGGTGTCAGCTATGGGCAATATGGTTATCAAGATTTGCTGTTCAGGCAGCTGCATCCAGAGACTTGCTCTGAAGAGTGGTTATACCTACACGCCAATCGCCATAAAGCCCCTCGACTACTGCCAACATTCGCAACGGGTCGAGTGCAGTTCACAGAGCTTGGCGGCACTGTGGTGATCAAAAAAGGCACCCGCTTAACGCATGCCAATCACGAGTATGAAACCACCAAAGAACAATACAGCAATTCTCCCGTCGAAATCATCGCGCTTAAATCGGGTATTGATAGCAACTTACCTGCAGGCGCAATACTGACGCTAAGCAAAGGGCTCAGCGGAATTGATCCAAACCGTGTGGTTTCACAAGGCGTGACAGGTGGCGCGAACATTGAAGAACTCAAGCACTGGCGTTCAAGAGTGATCGTAGCGTTTGAGAAGAACGAGCTCATCGGTAAATCAGAAGATTACCAAGCCTGGGCCGTGTCTGCTCACTCCGATGTGGACTTTGCCTGGGCGCTCGACAACACCCCACAGCGAGGCATGGTGGAAGTGTATATCGGTGCGCGAGAAAACAACCCGACCTTAAGCGCAGGAGTGGTCAAGTTAGTGCAAGACACCTTTGAGCGAAATCGACTGGCAGGTTGTCACCCAATCGCTCATCTACCGAACCAAGTGCCACTCAACATCGAGATACAAGGCATTCAAGACCAAGCCATACGTAATGATGTAGTCACTGCACTGGAAAATCTCGTAAAAGGGAAAATGGGCAAAATTGACCCGATAACCCAAAAGCCTGAATCCATCACCAACACTGAAATTGTGTTAACCACTTCAACCGTGACCAACAACTTCATTGTTCGTACACCTGTTGGTGAGGTCGCCATTGGTAAAAACCAGATACATGTACTAGGAGGCGTAACGTGGACACCGCCGACTTAATTATTAACTACAGTGCCGGTGATTTTGAAAACGCCTACCGTGGGCTATTACCCAAAGGCGAGTATTGGCAAGACACCGAGAACGTCGAGCTGGCTAACACCATCAAAGGCATGGCCAAAGACTTCAAGCAAACCCATGACGATATTGAACTGTCGCTATTAACTGAGTTTGAAGAGCAGCAATTTGGTTGGAAGATTTCCGACTATCAACGGCTCTTGATGACGATGGGCTCTAAAGGTGTAGTTTTTGATGAAATCGCGAATCCAAACCTCATCAAGATAAACCTGTACAGCTACAACAATGACGCGGCCTTTAAAGCGTTAGAAGAAAAACGACTGCCACACACCGAGTTTCATTGGATTTATCCGTTTGATGCAAATACACAATTTGAACTGGCTACGGCCTTAACCATGAAGCCAGAGTTTAGCTCTCAGCTTGAATTAGAAGCTGAAGCCCCTTTTCTGTGCTGCACTGCCATAACCTGGCAACTTGAAATAGGAGACACCGTATGAGCACGCTGCAAGGTATCCCAACTCAGCACGGGATCAGCATTCTCAAAAGTAACCTGAAACAGACCGCGAAAAAGTTTCAGCTCATAGGGGCATTAACCCACAACGCGCCACCTGCGAGCTTGTCTGTTTTCCATACTGACACAATCGAAGCCAGTTATTACGATGACAATGGCGTACTGACATTTGTGCTCAACCTACCGATTGAAACGCACTTCAATGAGTACCTCTATCAAATCAAGATTGTAGATACCGCAGGCCAATCCATCGTGGATTGCCAAACCCCAGTGATTGCCTTGGCAAAAGGCATTGGTGGCATGGTCACTCTAAAAGCTGCGGTTTCGGGGCAAGCTGGACAGGTCATTTTTAAGCACAATCAGTATGTGACGGAAACGGAGTTGTTAGGGCTTCACTTTTCCAAGCTCAAAAAGGAGCTGTTAGCACTCCGTTGCGGTGAGACTCTATTATTTGACGACCCAAATCCAAGACCGGGATGGGTTGATTTGGATGGAGCGCCATTATCCAGAACGACCGATGCGCTGCTTTGGGCTCATGCTCAGAAAACAGGTTTGCTGATAAGCCAAGCTTTGAAAGATTCGAATAAGAAAAAGTACGCGGCGTATTGGGGAGCCGGTGATGGTTCAACCACATTCACCAGACCTAACCCCCACTTAGTCGGAGCTTACACACGTGCGACTCCGGCAGGTGTGGCGCATGGTGAGTATCAAGGCGATGCAATTCGGAATTTTACTGGCTCAACTTCTGCGTTTTATCGCGCTGCCGTGGTTAGTGAAAGTGGTATCTTTGGTTCGCCTATTTACGGTAGCACGCCAGCTAAGATCGGCACTCCAGGTGCAGACCCTGGCGCTAATTATGGCTTAGACATTGATGCATCGAGACAACTCCCGACAGCACATGAAATCCGCCCACACTCAATCAACTACGCAGCTAAAATTCACAGGGGGTGGATGTAATGAAAACGGCCTATTTCTACGATTGCGATACATTTGAATATATCGGTCAGCGTCCAGTCCATAAAATTGATGGCTATGACGATTATCTATTGCCGCAGCTAGCCACGTTCATTGAGGTTCCTGAGTTAGATTCAGAAACCGAACAAGCTAAGTTTGATGAGCAAAGTCAAACGTGGACGGTAGAACCTAAGTTTGTTGAGGTTACGGCTTATCATAAGCAAACTCACGAACCCAAAGACTTTGATGATGCGTCTTTAATCACTGACGACTACACAAAAGACGAGCCAACCACACAATGGGACGAGTGGATTAACAACGCTTGGGTAACCAACCAAAGCAACAAGTACGTTGCCGAGTACAACCAAACTGACGAGATAAGACGACAGCTTTATTCTCGTATGTGTGACCCACTAAAAATGGAAGCGATGGACCTTATGGACGAAGGACAGGAAACAGAGGCACGACAGTTGAAGTTGCAAGCCTTAGCTGCCAAACAGAAAATCAAAGCCGAAAACCCTTGGCCAACACCGCCTGCCAACTAATCCCAACCCTATTTAAACCCAGCCATCACGCTGGGTTTTCTCTTTCTTGCCCCCTGAACTTCTATATCTCGACACTAGAAATGCCATAAGTCCCCTTTAAAACTCAACTAGATACACTGTTTATGGGGGAACTAATTAACTAGCCATAAGAGAGAAATCAATGAATGAATCAGAGGCAAAGGCACTAGTCGTATCGCTACTAGATGTCACTGGCCTAAAGAAAATCTTAGCTTCCATTAGTGCAACCCTAATCAGTTTTGGCGTGAATGACGTACTCCAAGTGTTGTCTGTTGCGGTCGGTATTGGCGCTGGCATCATGGCGATTCGTCACTACGCGATTGCAACCAAACTCAGCCAAGCGCAGTTAGACAAATTGAACTCACAAAAAGAGGGTTCAGCATGAGCCTAAAAACCAAAGCAATACAGGCGGTGGTGTGTTCTGTGGCTTCCGTTCTTGCCATTGTCTTTACTATTGATTCAAAGCTAATAATCAGTGAGAACGGCCTTAGCCATGTAGCGAATGAAGAAGGCTGTAGGCTGAAGCCCTACCAATGCAGTGCTGATGTTTGGACTGCAGGGTTAGGTCATACGCAGGGCGTAACGGAAAACACCAAACTCACATTGCAGAAAGCCGCTGAGCTATTCGTTAAAGATGTTGCTGCCGCTGAGCGTGTCGTCAATAAACACATCACCCAAACACCAAGCCAAGGTGAATACGACATGATGGTGAGTTTTGTCTTTAACCTTGGTGCAGGTAACTTCACACGCTCCACCTTATTGAAGAAGTTTAACCAAGGCGATCATCAAGGCGCTTGTAATGAATACCCTAGGTGGGTGTTTGTGAATGGTAAAGACTGCCGCCTCAAGCAAAGTAACTGTGCCGGTATTCCTAAACGACGAGCAACAGAACAACACGTCTGTTTGAATGGGTGGTGATAATGTTGACCCAATATCTAACTCTATTTAAAGCCATTGCCTTTGCTTCCGTTCTTAGCGGTGTCGCTTATTGTTCTTATGACTACGGCGTAACAACTACCGAAGCCAAAGCACTAAAAGCGCAAAACGTACTCTGGGGAAAAGTAGAGCAGAAACAAGATGAGGCTTTTCAACTAGCCGTAAAACTCGCTAACCAAAAGCCTGATATTCGTATTGAATTTCGAGAGATTGAAAAAGAGGTGATCAAGTATGCTCAAAAGAACAATGATAAGCAGTGCGTTGTTAATGATCCTGACTGGATGCACATCCGCGCCCAATCAGTGCGAGCGCATAATAGAGCAATCGGTATTCAGCAACCCTCCACCGTCCCTGATGGTGCCGCCAAAACCGCTACAGGTTACGAGCGAGACGCCGAAGTCTTAGCGGAAGATGTAGCGAACCTGCAAACCTGTGCTGAAAATGCTCAGAAGCTCTTATCGCTACAAACTTGGATAAGAGCACAACTGCAACACTCACTGCAGTAAAGACGAATCTGTCTATACTCGATACTAAGCCGCATCCAACTTTTTATATTCTTTAGGGGTAATAACCTGTTGCCCCACAACATCATTCAATTCTTGCATCATATCAATCAACGGTAGCAGCTCGTTCTTGTGGAACATCCAATCCACCTTATTCAAGTCCAGTGACGTAATACTCTCGCGTCGAATACTCATCAACTCGATTGGCACACGGTGAACCGAAAGCACCTCGTTCATGGTCTGATTCTTCACATCACGGTAAGAATCTTTCGCTTCTACTTGCCCAATCGGCTTGAGTTCTGGCGGGTTGGAGTCTTTACCTTTAGCGTTCACAAATAGATTCTTAAATGCTAATCCTTCCTTAGCTTTCAATTGCTCTTTGATCTCGTTTTGTTGCTTATCTGTCATGTTAGGGTCGTTCATATACAGCAAGTAACCCGCATGGTTACCATTGCGGTAATACTGACGGCGAAACAAAGTGGCATCATCGTTCAACCAAATAGAGGTCAAAGAGCTAATGTGACTCGGCAAACCATACAGTTCTTGAGCAACGTCATAGTCACCCAAATAGAACACTTGGTTATGTTTGTAGTCTATACGGCCATCATCGTCGTAAGCTCTTGGCTTATACGACCAACCCAAGTCTTCACGCCTACGCATGTAAAGTGTCGGTAAATGCTTGAGCTTAACGACTTCGCCTAAACCTCTATAATCTCGAATCACCTGAAGATGAGCCCCACCAAAAGTGAGGTAGTCTTGAATAAAGCGCTTTGCATCTTGGCGTGAAAGTAATCCACTCAACGAAATGGCATGCATTAACGTATTGCGCTTAAACTCAATCGCACTCGAATGCATTGGGTTGGTACGCAGTGCTTTGGCTAAGGTGTCTAAGGCGATCGGTGGTTCGTATAAACCATCAACCAACGCCACTTCTAAATAACTGAGAATGTCGCTGTTCATCACGCTCACGGGTTTAGAAAATTCAATCTCTATCACTTGGTCTCTCCAAAAATTAGGCTAGAAGAACTCGACAGTGGTGTCGGTGTCGTTATTAATATCAATCGGCTCCCAACGCAGAACGTGCATAGACGCCCAGGCTAAATCCGCATGAGAGCCAATTTTGCTGCGGTTGGAAGTAAAGGTAATTTGGTTACTTACTTTGGTGGTTTGCTGGCGAATCATTAAGAATGAGTGAACGAGATCATCCCACTCTGCTTCAAACTGTAAGCGGCCACTGTTAATGATTTCTCGTGATTTGTACGCCATCAATCGTTTCACTTCGGGTGAGTAATCCAACTCAACCAAAGCGGGATAAAACTTGCGAACAAGCTCTGCAACCGCAGAGCCTACGCCACTGGTATCCATCGCCATGTACACCACATTGTATTTATCGGTAATGCTGCGAATCGTGTCAGCCTGTTGCTCATAGCTAGAACCTTTAAGGCGCACTCGCTCAATCAGTCGGAACACACCACCTTTGCGCTTAGGCTTTAACGCCACCACAAGGCCTGCATCATCCGAGCTTTCACCCGTTCCGCCACCTCTTGGGTCATAACCGACCAAAACCTCTGCATTGCCCACTGGCCTTACTTTGTCGTGGTCGACATCTTTCCACAATGACGTGTCGGCCTTACAGGCCAGTAATGCTTTCAATGAGAAGAATGAAGCGCTGTCATCCAAAAACTTACAACGCAGCAGGTTGTCGAAAATCTCTTTAACCGGATACTTACGCTTAAGCTTATCCATGTTGAAGAAGGTCGCGCCCTTCTTAATCGCATCATCAACCGTGATCATTTGACGGAAGATAAAATCAACACCTAAAGCACCGGCTTTAAGTGCCTTGTGGCTGATGTCAATACCGTGCTCTTTCTTGCCTTGCCATTTCGGGTAGGCTTCATGTGCCATGGTGGAAGGTGTTGAAATGTAAGTGGTGCGAAACTGCGCCTGAATCGACATACCGCCTGCATAATCATCCAATTCAGCAAAGCGAGGGATCCAAAACACTTCATCCCAATACATGTGGCCGTTAAAGCCTTGAGAGGTCGCAACATTGGTCGACATAAAACCAAGCTTTGCGCCGTTGCTTAACTCGATGTCGTCCTTACCTTTAAGGTCAACTTCGCCAATCTCTAGCGCAAATTTACGAATGTAGTTTTTGAAGATATACGACTGCTTTTTCGACGCAGAGATAAACACCTGGTTGTCGCCAGTCAGCACCGCATCTTCAAACGCTTCAAAGGCAAAATAGAACGTAAGACCAATCTGACGCGACTTAAGATAAAAGCGAGTTTCATTGATCTCATCGTTTTGTTTATGGCCGTGAATTTCCTTTTGGTATTCGAAAAAGGTTTTCTCGCGATACTCATCCAACATCTCTTTGGTGATGTGGGAAACATCGTTCTTCACCTTATTCGACTTACGCCCACGCTTTTGCTCACCATCACTTCGGCCAGCTGGTCGGCTGCGTCTTTGCTCAGCTTCATCACGCTTGAATTGCTGTTCGAGTAACATCTTGAGCTCACGCTCTTGGCTCTCAAGCTTTTCGTCAACCCACATCAAGTAAGCAATGCGCTGTCTCATCATTAATTCGACGGGCGCGTCATCCCTCAGCGTCTTCCAATCAAACTGAGTTATCCATTTTTGAACCGTGCGTGTGGCTACGCTAACCGCTTCTGCAATTTCAGCAGGCTTACGTTGGCGTAAAAACAGTCCCAAAGCTTTCGTTTGGTCGGCGGTATATAGCGGTTCGCTAACAACATTATTTTCCATGTTTGCATAGTGCTACAGCGCTTGTGATTACTCAGCTTGAACGATTTCTATATCAAGCGTTTAGAACTAGGACAAATACAAAAAGGCGGAGGCATTGGGTAAATTGGAATCATCGAATTTAGGAGAGTTTAGGCATGTTCAAATCAGAGCCAATTTGTGTATTAACCGCAGGACCAACCATTGATGGTCGCGATATTCCTCAAAAGGTAATTGATGATATTGCCGAAACTTACGACCCGAAAAAGTACACCGCTCGTATCAACGATGATCATTCTGAGTGGAGCTGGAAAGGTGGCTCGGTGTTAACAGCGGAAGCGCGTGGCAACGAGTTGTGGGTTGAAGTGAAGCCCAATTCTCACTTGTTACGCAACATCGAAAACGGGCAGCTACTGCATACCTCATGTGAATATTTAGAAGACTTTGCGAAAACAGGAAAAGCTTACCTAACTGGGCTTGCATTTACCGATGAGCCAGCATCATTAGGAACAACCCAAGTACACCTTTCAGCGCAGCGTAGTGAGAAAAAAGCCCTGCATGTATGCACTGGGCAAATGCTCAACTACACGGGGAAAGCCCCAGAACAAATCGAGCTATCAACTGAAGAGCGCTCGTTAATGAACAAACTTTTTAGCTGGTTAAAAGGTGAAGAACCTGAGCAGCTCTCACAACAACAGGAAGAAGGCGACATGAGTAAAAAAATTGAAGAGCTGCTTGAAGCAAGCGTAGAGCAAAACCAAGTTCTATCAGGTCAATTAGGCCAACTTGTTACTCAGCTATCGGCTCAAAACAACCCTGAACAAAACCCTAATGGTGATGAAAAAGACACGACACCAGAAGGAAACAGTCAAGAGACTGAGCTGAAAGGTCAAGTCGAGACTCTTTCGTCACAGGTAGAAAGCCTAACAGGTCAAATCGAAAAGCTCAGCAAGCTAACCGATGAAGAGCAGCGCCAGTTAGCAGGCGAAGGTGATGACGACAATACTTATTTATAAGTGTTGATACGTTCTCAATCCATAACGTTTTAGATTAGGTAATAGACATGCAACAGCATACAAAAACAAAACTCAGCGCTTACGTGAAAGCGGTAGCCGCTCAAAACGATGTTGATGATGCAACAGAGAAATTCAACGTGAGCCCTAATGGTACTCAGCGCATTATCGCGGCTATCCGTGAAAGCAACTGGTTCCTAGAAAAAATCAACATCATTTCGGTGAAAAACCAAAAAGGTGAATCCATTGGCCTTGGTGTGACAGGCATGATTGCCAGCCGTACCGATACTTCTGGTGCAGGCAAACGCACACCTAAAGATCACTCAAGTATGGGGGCTATGCCTTACATGTGTGAGCAAGTGAACTTTGATACTGCACTACGTTACGCAAAAGTAGATGCATGGGCGCATCATAAAAACTTCAACACCTTGCTAAGTAAAGCGACTCGCGAACAGATTGATGCGAACAAAATCACTATCGGTTGGTATGGCGAAAGCGTTGCTGATAACACCGATGCAAGCGCGAACCCGAACGGTGAAGACGTAAACAAAGGTTGGTTCCAAGCCATGCGTGACCACAACGCAGCGCGACTTATCAAACAAGGTAAGAACGTGGGTGAAGTGCGTATTGGCCAAGGTGGTGACTTCATCAACCTAGACCTAGCGGTACTTGAAACGAAAAACCTACTGCATGACGCGTGTGAAAACGATTCAAACCTTGTGGCTATCATCGGCTCTGATCTGCTTGCTTACGACAAAGCCAAGTTCTACGAAGCACACGGTAATACGCCAAGCGAAAAAGGCAAAATCCAAGAGCTGCAAGTCATCGGTACTTATGGCGGTTTGCCTGCTGTGAAAGTACCAGGCTTCCCTTCTACGGGCATCATGGTCACCAGTTACGACAACCTGTCCATCTACATTCAAGAAGGTTCTATTCGCCGCTCTACAGGTAAGAAGAACGATGAAAAAGACCAGATTGAAAACTTTGAGTCGATGAACATGGCTTACGTGATTGAAGAGCTAGGTAAAGCCGCCGCGATTGAGTTCAAAAACGTGAAGCTTTGGATTAACGATGCCTGGCATTAAGCCAAGCGTTAAACACTAACACCCCCTCAATGCAGGCTCTATTGCTATTTCAGGTGCGCTTTGGTGCTAACTGTTATTCGCGATTGTCGGCCTGCATTCCCTAACCCAACAAGGATAAATCATGGAATTTGTCGGCAACAAAAACAAACCGTATCAATCTCAGTTGCCAGCAACGGGCAAATACCCAGTACTGAACATTTCAGAGTTTCAGTCTCTGTACCATTTCCAAAGCAATGAGACAGAGGCAGGCATTCTGCATCACGCGAAGGTGTCACGAATCAAAGTGCACTCAGAGCTTAAAGACACCTTAGTGCCTTTTGCTAGTTTGACAGCGTTATCCCAAAAGCGCTTTAGTGATGACGACTCGGCCGAAACCCTTTACAAGCAGGCTGTGTTCGCACTAACCGCCGCGCAACTGATTAGCGTGCAAATGAGTGGTGACGCAACCGCCGAAGCCGCTGACAGACAAGAAGCGCTCACCAGTAAGAAAGAAGAGTGCGAAGTGCAGTACCGCCAAGCGGTAGACATATTAATTCACGCAGAAGAAACCTACTGCTTCGAGAGAGTGTAATGAAAGCACTGCAAAGCTTAACGGACTTATTCAAAAGCCATGTGACAGACGCGGCCAAAATGGACGTGTGGGCGGAGGATGGCGCTTTATTTTGTGGACAAGGTGCTTTTGTCGATGGATTTGAAATTGAATACACCGCCATCGTTTTCTTGCAAAGCGCCAAGTTAGAGCCGCAAGTTTTGTTTATGCATTTAGTCAGCTGGCTTAATAAGTTCGACCCAGAGCGAGCAGAAAAAGGCTTACCCATGCCGACGTTCGCGCTAGAGCCTCTCGATAAAGGTGTGTTTGATCTCAAGCTGAAAATTGATATTCGTGAAGAGTTCGACCTTCAAGAAAGCGAACAAGGAAATTGGAAGCAAGGTGATACCCGTTATGAATGTGTCAGTGGTTTTGAAGCGCGAGCCGATGAAGACCAACTCGGTGAATTGGTCCACTTTGTCGGCCACTTAGGTGATTTGCCATGAGTGAATTAACACTCGCGACGCCTGAACAACTGACTCAAGTTGTGGAAAGTTTAGTGCTTACGGCCAGTGATAAGTTTGAGCTTAATAAACGAATGGCCAACCGAGCACGGCAGTTCTTTCGTCAGCAAATTCGCGCTCAGCGAGATATTGATAACAACCCGTACCAAAGCCGAACGCGGCGAAAGACAACCCAACTATGGGATGGCACCCAAGCGCAGAACACCGTTAACAATAAAAACATGCTGCTCGGTTTTGGTAAGGCATTAAGAACTCACGTAACAGAAGATAGCTTTGAGATTGGCCTAAAAGGTGTCGCGGGTCGCATCGGCCAAGAGCACAACCAAGGCTCTCAAGTGTCATTCACGACTCGCGTTAATGGCCACTACAACAGCAAAACAGGTCAATGGACAGGCGGCGTGAGAACCAAGCGCAATTATCAAATGCCCAAACGAACCTTCATTGGTTGGACACCTGCTCTAGAGCGAGAACTACTCGCCATGGCAGCGGAACACTTTGCACTAGAGGATGCAGCGTAATGGATAAACAAGTAGAGAAACCCAAAGTACCCACCTTCAAGATTAAGCCCGCCACTAAAGGCTTAATCGTGAAAGACCCTATTACCCGAGAGCCACTGAAAGCTGTAGGTGAAGTAAAGCCTCGCAACGCTTACTGGCTACGTCGACTCGCTGAAGAAAGTGTCGTGGATATCGACAAAACAGCCAAGAAGGAAACTAAATAATGAGTATTGGTTTTGCTGAAGTACCAAGCACCGCTCGCGTTCCCGGTGTCTATATTGAAATTGATAATAGCCTGGCAAACAGCGCAGAAGACTTACAAGTCGTCTTGGCGATCGGTAATGCGGTCAGCGGTGCAAAGGTCGCTCACAATAAAGTCACGCTTTGTATGGATGAGACAAAAGCGGCAGACTCGTTTGGTGCGAGTAGCGACATCGTGGAAATGATCACCTACTTCCGCAAGCAAGATAAAACCATGCCAATTTACGCGATCAGCGTGGGTAGCGATGATATTGCAAGTGCATTGGCGGCGCTAGGTGACACGCAATACCACCACATCATGTGCTCATTGAATGACGACACTACCATTCGCGAATTGGGTACCTTTCTTGAAAATCGTTATACCGCATTAGAACAAGTGCCAGGTATTGCGTATCTACCGAAGAAAGGCACGCACGCCGAGCTAGTTACCTTTTCAGCAAAGAGCAACTGCCCGTTAATCAACTTCCTGCCAATCAACAACTTTGGTGACTCTAAAGACCAAGCATTATCAGATGCAAAAGCCATTGGTGCATGGGTAGGTCAAATCGCCCCGTCATTGGCTATCGACCCTTGCAGGCCGCTACAAACACTCAAGTTAAACGGTGTTTATTCACTGGCAACGCAAGAGTGGGATTGGGCTGAACGCAACCTCTTTTTGTATGAAGGCTTGAGTACCTACACGGTGAACTCAGCGAATGAAGTCTTAATTGAACGTGCCGTGACGGCTTACACCGAAAACGCAGCTGGCGTAACAGACAACAGTTACCTCGATGTAATGACACCGGCAACCGCCATGTACTTCCGTCAGAAACAGCGCTCGTTGATCTTAAGTGTCTACCCTCGACATAAAGTTGCGAAAGACGGCACCAAGTTCGCCAAAGGTCAGCCGATTGTTACGCCGACCATGTTCAAGGCCAAACTGTTGACCTTGTATCGAGATCTGGAATACCAAGGCATCGTGCAAGATTTCGATGGCTACAAAAAGTCACTCATCGTCGAGCTTGATAAAACCAACAAGCAGCGCGTCAACTACCAAGATTCACCACAGTTCGTGAACGGTTTGATTATCGTTGCGGGTAAAATTCAATTTAGGAAGTAAGTCATGGGAACAAAAATTACTAGCCGTGCTGTCCTTAACGCAGGCTCATTGGGTCGCCTTCCCCTTAAAGAAGGCGCTGAATTCGGTATGGGCAATATGAAGCGCGAAACCATCATGGGTGACGATGGCGTATTGGGTTTCTCTGAACAGTTCTCAGATGCGCCTTTCATCAAGTGCACCATCATTCACGCTCAAGACACCGATGAGAAAGCCATTGCTGATTTTGTAGGTGAGGACATCACCCTAGAAACGAACACAAGCCGAGCTTACACCTTGAAAGGCGCCTGGACAGTCGACCCGCTTACCGTAGCGGTAAAAGATGGTCAGCTTGAAGTGGTCTTCAACGGTGACGAACTCATCCCGCAGTAAGGAGAAATACCATGATATCCATACTGATGAAACGAGAGGCACTGAAGGAAAAACCATTAACGGTTGAAACCTTTGAAGCTACTGACAGTGTCGACCTTCTAAACGATGTTGGCGCAATGAACGGGGCTGCATTGAGCCAATCCGTTCGCACTGCTTTTGCTGATAAGCCCTGGGAAGAAACACAGAACGTGTTTAAGCAAGACCAAAGCCGCTTGCGTACCTTGTCTGGCTCGAAAGAGAAAGACCCGTACAAACAAGAGCTCATTAACAAGTACCGCCCACTGGTTGAAAAGCTACTGGTTACCCACAAAGGCGACTACGGCAACCTCGATGTGATGTGGTGCTTTTATATGTGGCACTTCGACCTTGGCAAGTTTGAAGAGATCCACGCTGACTTTCGAGCAGCCATTGATGGCGGGTTAGAAGCACCGGCTAATTTTAAAGTGAACGGTCAAACGGGTTTCTGTGATTACGTATTTAAGTACACGCACAAAGCGCACACCGAAAAGAAAGCGTTTAAGCGCGAATATCTGCTAAAAGCGGTGAGCGATTTACTGACTGGCGAGCTTGCTACCAACGCCCCACTTAAAGTAAAAATGTTCCGCCTAGTCGGTGACTGGCACTTTGAAGCTGGCGAAAAAGAAAAAGCGCACAACCTGTTTGAGCTAGTGATGAAGCTAGATCCAAACAAAGGCGGCGTGAAGAAGAAACTAGAAGCATTACAAAAGGAGCTTGGTTATGACCAACCCCATTAAAGACGAGTCACAAATCAAGGTCGCTGAACTGGCCTCGCCTATTGAAAAAGACGGCAAAGCACTAACGCATATTGATATCAGCAAGCCACACTCTGGGCATTTGCGCGGGTTGAGCTTGATAGATGTGTGTGGAATGAAGTTTGAAGCGGGACAAACCCTATTGCCTCGAATCTCTTGCTTGAACGAGCGTGACATTATCAACATGCCTCCAGAGAACTGGGCGCCTTTGCTCACGACGCTTGCCTCTTTTTTCGTCGCGACGGAATAGTTATAGATAGAGTTGAAGACTATTACGCAGATATCGCCCTTGTGTTCCATTGGCCGCCAAGCGAAATAGACAAACTCAGCTACGACGATCTATTACTGTTTCGAGAGCTGGCCAGACAAAGGCACGAACAAACACCACAAGAGAGCGAATAAGCTCTCTTTTTTTGTATCAACAAAAGGCTATCCAGAATGAAAATGAAACTGTCTGTTCTCATGGATATGAAAGATAAAACTTCGGCCGTTCTCAAAGGTATGAGTGGCGAGAGTGATCATTACGCCAAGTCCATTAAGAAAGTACAAAAGACACAGGCTGATGACTCTGCCGCAATGGGGATGATTGACTCGTTCAAAAGCTCACGGAAAGCAATGAATAAGAATGCCATTGCTGTTGCTGCGGTCAGCGAAAAGCTTGAAGAGTTAAAAGTCAAAGCGGCAGGCGTTGAATCCCCAAGCGCTGCACTCACGGAGAAAATCACAAAGCAACAAGCTAAGTTGAGCAAGCTGAACACCGAGCAAGAGGGTTACAAGTCCCATTTAGAGAAGCTCGATAGCCAGTTAAAAAAGACAGGAGTAAATACAGGGAATCTCGATGATGAGTACGACCGTCTGAATCGAAGTTATAAGAAACACGGTAAGGAAATAGGAAGACTCAGTAAGCGTTATACCACCTTACAAAGAGTCATGAGCCCGATTCAAAAGCTGAACCGTTCCATCAAGTTTCCCAAAGTCGGCGCTGCAGCGGCAGGAAAAGGAGCCGCGCTGTTAAGTGGTTTAAGCTTTGCGGGGTTAGTGACGCAAGTGAATGGTGCTGCAGGTGAAATGGACAACCTGGCAAAGACATCGGCGACCCTAAAATTACCTATTGAAGAACTTCAAGCCATGCAGTCCCAGGCTGAACATGCAGGGGTAAGCTCTGACGCATTGTCTAACTCAATGCTTCGCTTTACCAAACGACTTGGCGTGCTGCAAAAAACGGGTTCAGGTGCGTTAGGCTCTTACCTAAAGAAAAGTGAGAACGCGCTGCATAAAGACTTACAGGGAGCGCAAGACACCAAGCAGGCTTATGAGATGCTCCTTGAAGAGTTCTCTCAGCTTGAAACGCCTCAAGAGCAAATGGCCTTTGCCGATGCGGCCTTTGGACAAGACGGTCGCAAAATGCTGATCATGTTGCGTGAAGGCACTGAAGGGCTAACGGCAGCAAGAAAAGAACTCAATGCATTGGGTGGCGGTGCGACTGCAGAAGATGCGGCGAAAGCGGAAGCCTACAATGATGCTCTGCAAAAAATCGAAGAAAGCGTCCGCTCTATGAAGTTTGCAGCACTTGCACCCATCATGGAAAAAGCGACCAAAGCATTCACCCAGTTTTCTGAGAAATTTAAGAACGCGGCCTGGCGAACCGACTTTATTGAAAAGCTTATCCAAACCGTAGATGGTCTTTATCAAGGCTTTGAACTGCTAGGTAAAGGGCTTATTTGGTTAGCGCAAAACTTCAAAGGGATTTTGGCGACGGTCGCCATTCTAAAAGTGGCGTTGATTGCTTTAAATGCGGCTGTTCTGGCAAACCCAATAGGGCTCATGGTGGCCGCGGTTGCTGCTGCGGTAATCGCGATTACTTATTTAATCGATAAGTTCATTGGTTTAGATAAAGTCATTAAATGGATTGGTGGCGGCATTGGCTGGTTATGGGATAAATTCAAAGCCCTAATCAACAAACTACCAGATGCACTCATACCCGATGGGTGGAAAATTCAAACTGATGAAGCTGGCCAAGAAGTCGATAACTTAGCCGCTAAACTCAACCGTATTGAAGACAAGAGCGCGACGCTTGGCATTACGACCAATGAAACCCAAAACCGAACGGAGCGAACCCAAACCGAACAAGGTTATTATGCTTATCAAGCAGGTGGAGTTGAGCCAGTTATGCAGGACGCAACGTATGGTTCGTTGGGTAATCAAACCGAACAAGGGCCCCATGCTTATCAAGCTGGCGGATTCGAATCTACCAAGCAAAATACAGCATATAGCCCACTGGGTAACCAAACCATTAAAAGTAAATCCGAAGTGTCATTGACCATCAAGTCAGATAAGCCAGTCGCGATCGAGAAAGCGAAAAGTGAAAAGGGAACTGACTTGAACTTAGATGTGGGGAATATGGCGGTGAGCTTTTAGGATAATGCCCTTGAAATAACAAGGGCTTACTTTGTTAACACCTTAACGGAACTAGGAGTTACAAAATCACCCCTAAATTATTGGCAACTTCTTCAAGAGCTTGATCTATCATTTCTTGGTCCGCTTTCAATATGGACTTGTTATATAACGCTTGAACTTTCAACCAATCAGATTGAATAAAACTACCTACGCTATTTAAGTTTTTAAAGTGTATAACATTCTTTCCTGTTTGATTACCATTGCTATTCGCCAAGATTAGTCTGAGACTTGATAAGTTCAATAGATACTTATCTAAATCAGGTTCAAAAGTAGTATCACGAAGATCTTCGATGGCTAACTTAAGATGTGCTTGGTGAGCTACTTTATCATCACTAAGTTCCCATAAAGATTTATCGACTATTTTCATAATGAGTTGAAAGAACTTTACGCAGTCTTCATGTTGTTGTGATTTTTCTAGTAACTTTGAAGTATTGTCTTCACCAACCGAGTTGTCATGCAAGCTACTAACAAGTACTTCGAGCTTGGTCGATGACCCCGCGAGTTTTTCTAATATAGTGGTCATTTCTTCGACTTTATCTTGTTCTTTTCGTTTCTGAAGAAAGGAAAAGAACATACCAGCCCACTGCTTCTTTAGGTGATCTTCTATATCAGTAAAAGTTTTATACGTCTCAAGTCCATTGTTAGTACTTGCACGATGTACAGAATCAATAAAGCTGAAAATAGAGACAGCATCAGCTTGCTTCTCGATCGCGGGATAATTAATTTTTTTAGCAAACTCTTCGTCATTAGCTCGAACATTTTCCTTAAAATAATGCTGAGCAGCAGAAACGTCAGCTTTAACAAAGGTAAATATTGGTAAACCTAATTCACGGGCTTTGTTGTACTCAGCTTGAGTGATTGACTCCCCATTACCATTTTTAAACTTGCCGCCGTAACGCCCTGAAATGATCAATACAAACATATCACAGTGAGCAACTTCATTAACACATGACTCATGAGTGTGTGCATCTACATCATAATAAACACCACTATATTCACTTAATATTGGATGGAAGCCATAGTTAGTGATAAAGCGTTCAAGTTGAGCTCGCTCTTCTTGTAAGTCGTAACACGTAGAACTTACAAATACTTTGGGGATTGCCATAAACGTCTACTTTTAGAATTGAAACCTTGATACATAATTGAGTCGTATGCATCAACTTTCAAGGCTTTACAACTATAAACCTCGATTAAATACTTTAAATTCGGATAACTAGCGTTGACACCCTCCCCCTAACAACCTTACTCTAACTATGCACTGGCAAAATTCAGTGCCAGGTTTAGGACCCTGCTTTAACTTACGGCGCATAGACGCCAGCTTTTTGCTGGTTTTTTTATGTGCGGCTTCAGCACACTAGAACATAGTCGTTTCGTATAGAAACCGTACTATCTGCATTATGGTGGGCTGGGCGAGGCAGCTTCGGCTGGCCGTTTCGTAAGTGCGGTAGTCCTAACCTTGTTCAGTTCACCACCCGAAGTTTAGGACCTTTGCGTGGTGATTTAACAGATCACTTACGGAGGTCACTATGACCACAGCACTAACATTCCAAAATACCCATTTCGATATTGTCGAACAAAATAATCAAGTTTGGTTATCAGCTACCGACATAGCCAAAGCTTTAGGTTATGCAAGAGAAGACTCTGTTAGCCGTATCTACGATAGAAATTCAGATGAATTCTCTAGCGTAATGTCAATGACCGTCAATTTGACGGTGAACGGAATAAACAAAAGCTTGCGTAAAAAGACAACTCGCATATTTTCCCTTCGAGGTGCTCACTTAATCGCGATGTTTAGCCGAACCTCTGCTGCCAAAGAATTCCGCAAATGGGTATTGGACGTATTAGATCGAGAAATACAACAACCACAAAACAATCAAAACCCCACCCTACTCAACAACGCCAAAAAAGCATGCGAACGCGTAAGCCAGCGTGAGAACCAAAGCTACAATGAATTACTCGCACTCAAAGAAACCTTTGCCCAACTCGAACACTCTTCTCGTATTGCCCAAAACCAAATCAGCGACCTGTTAACCAGCCATCACTCTAAGCGTGACCATATCGCTCATATCTATTTAGCGCACCAGGTAATGGTTGTGTAACTTGCTTAAACAAAAGCCCTTATCCATTTGAATAAGGGCTTTGTATTTGTAAAGGCTCGTTATTTGTTAAGTCACTCGGCTCCCCAAACAGATGTGCTTGCGAATTTTTCAATGCCCATAAGAATGAAGCTAAATTAATAAGGGGAGCTAGAATGGTCGTTAACCCACCAGAATTAGAACCGTTTTTCCATTTCGTTCGTGTATCTATTGTCAGTGCACTAGGTGGCGATGAAGAGTCATACAGTTCGAACGAAGCACTAGAGCAATATATAAACGCAACCAATAGCAACATCACTCCGTTACTCTACGACTTCTTCGTAAAATTCGATTACTTGTACGCGCTTCAGCAAGCAAACGCGCCACTAAGTACCGAAGAGTCAGAAGTACTACTTTCAGCCCAAGACTTGATTGACGAAGTACACCTTACTGTCATGTGA